AATGCGTAATGAACCTTTGCTCTTCTGCTGTGATGCACGAATTTTCATATGTACATCGTCAATGTTACGCATTACTTCTCGAGTTTCATAATTTGTGTGCATCGCATCAATACGCATAGCACATAGCTTCTCACTCAATTCTAATGACAGATAAACTACATTCAATCCGGCCTGGGCCCAATTTACTGCAAGATTTTGCAAGAATAATGACTTACCTGCACCAGATTGTCCTGCAAAGATTGTAAGTTCACCTCTATTCAGCCCGCCAAATAGTTTATCATCAACGGTTCTCCAACCCGTGGATACCTGGCCCCTATTTTCCTTCAATGCCTCGAGTCTTGCCTTAGGATCGGCATAATAATCTAATCCCAGATCCTTGACCAATGCAATTTCTACGGCAGCTTTGATATCTGCCAACACTTCTGCATACCTGCCCTCATCTAATCGCTCCGGTGATGCTAAAATTGCATCTCGAAGTGCCTTATGTTGACAGAATTTTTCAAATTCTCGTAAAAACCACCCATCATGGACTGCTGCTTCAGTCTCCATAATGCTTACATCTTTCTTTGTAACCGCTTTAATTTCTTCTAAAGACGGTATAATAGAGAAATCTGTGCTATAACTTTCGATAAATGCAACCGTGTCACGGTTTTGCCTGTCATCGAAGTAACCAGACTTTATAATACCCTTGCATCGAACGAATAGATCCTTATTACTCATCATAAAGCTGATGAAAATATCCTCTATGTCCTTGCTATAATCATTAATTTCGCTTGCGTTGTCGTTCATTTTGTTCTATCTGCCATTTTAATTGTATTTTTTCTTTACCGGACACCGCTGTAGAAATTATAGAGTGTGTTGTCAACAATCTCCCATACTTTTCCGATGCCTTTGCGGCATCTTTAATGTCCATATCCCATTTTGGGAAAGCTACCGACCATTCATTTTCTATAGCTACGTTAACTAGATCCCAACCTTTCTTGTCTCGGTCAGGGCATACAATAATTTCTTTCTGTAATCTATTTATAATGTCAATCTTTCCCTGTCCTATCTCGCCCAATATACTTACTCCATCTATTACATATCCATCGAGCACGCCTTCTGTAACTATTGCGTATTTACGTGGCAACAGGTGTTGGTGATCTAAGTTATAGACAAAGTCAGGTGGACATTGTTGATAGTATTTTGGGATAGACTTGTCGGGTACATCGTAGCATAGTCTAGCCGTAAATCCTACGTTTTTACCCTTATAGTGATAAGGGATAATTAGTCGCTGATTCATGTTATGCGATGTCGCGGGTGACCAGTAAAATTCGCCTAAATTAAATAACTTCCGATCTAATGCATAATTAACTACACGCAAGAAATCTGGATCATCTAATCCATTTTCTAACCATTCTGTGATGGTAAATGAATCATCTGGTAACTCCATTGGGCGCCATTTTAGGAACAACGCCTTAAATCTGCTTTCTTTATCTTCTATTGTAGAATTATCACCCTCTCTTATAGAAGTGATTTGATTTTTCTGCTTAAATATTTCAAATTCTATTTGTTCTATAAACTTTGGATCAATATGTAGAAAACCTAAGAAGAATTTGAAAGACTTTGATAGTGGTTTGCCTTCAATATATGATGCACTGAACCCGCAGTTGAAGCAATTCATCAAAATGGAACTAGTCCCACTATTGAATTGTATTCCGAATCGATTACGGGTATCTTTTCCGTGTCCTTGTGTATGGCATAATTTACAGCAAGATTTTTGCCATCCTTTGGGTGCCTGCTTCAACGGACCTATATTCTGTAAAATGGCATCCTGTAATATATTGAATATCATTCAGTCTCCCATTTCTCGATGAGATTATATCCAGCATCTAAAATTATTTTTCTCTTTTTCTGTGTTTCGTCAAATAATTCGCCAAATGTTTTCTTATTTTTAACATTGATACCGTCTGATGAGTATTTTATAGGATTACCGTGCCAATAATCTCCCCAAAATTCATATATTGTATTAGTGGTAAAATTATACGCATCTACCTTAATTCTTTTATCTTCAATATATAAAATTTTCTGTCTATATTCATTAGGTATAGATAACGAATCTAACCACTCTGTCTCCATTCTAGATATCCAATTTGAACATTTTGGACAACCTGCAGATTGAGATAAATGACTCGAGGCTGTCTGCCGGAATTCACCGTGTTTAGGACAAATTATTATAATCTTATTACGGGCATATGTATATTCAGCTCTGGAATAATCATACCTATTATTATGAATCTTAGCAACTTCTCTAAAATATGTTTCAGAAGATTTGGTTATTTTCTCGGCTGCTAATTTTTCACCACACAGCCTGCAGCCTTGTCCACCTAAGTGATTATTTGGTGTCTGGATGAATGCACCGTGTATATAACATTTTATAACTATATTAGATTTATCATTTATATAAACCATGTCAGAATAGTCATATCTATCCTCATGGATGCGTTTAGCATTGTCAAGAAAATTTTCCTCATAGATAGGTCGATTTTTAGAGATTTTTCGTACGGTAGTCATTTAGGAATTATAGCATATGCTATAACGAAAGTCAATTACATCTTCTTACCGGTCTTTGCAGAGCAAATTTCTGTATTTTCGAATACACATATCATTTCTGAATCAGTTTGCGTCTGCATTGCAGAATATCCCAATCTTGCTAATTTAATAATTACTCGTGCAACCACTTCATAGTCACGATCAAATAATGCATCAATTATAACATCATCACCTTCTGTATCATAATCTAAAATATATAATTTGGATATATTCGCGTAACATATAATTACATCACTTCCATAATATCCTTCTGCATGACTTCGGTGAGGAGAAAAGAATATACCATGCGGCACCCTATTGAATTTCGTAAATTTACCTGTAGTTCCATGATACAAAGGAACCTTAATTATAGAATTCGGGTACGGACACGGTATTAATTTTTCTTCAATTTCATATAATCTCATATTATGTCCGAACAATAAGTTTCGATAATATTCCTGGATCTAATACATCCGTACTAGGAAAATATCTAAACTTCAACCACATAAAGTTTGCACTGAATGTCCAAGCTTGTGTACCTGTGTATCCTTTATATTCAATATCTTGCGACATTGATGATGGATAAATTTTAAACCATCTTAAATCATTCAAATACGCATCGGGTGTTTCTTCCAATGTTCCCCAGGTTTCTAAAATACCGGTGAAGTTCTGCGTATAGGTTGAGAATGATTGAACTGATTCTTTATGGTTAAGTATTCTACCACCCGGTATTCTTTGTGTATAGAAACAAGGGCGAGGCGCACCTACAGTAGGTGCAAGTATATCCGGGGTCCAATCGTTTGGCAATAATGTAATACTAGGCAGTGGCGCCTTAAATGCCTGCTCTGTAATTTCTATCTCCATAGAGATATTGTCATTCATATCACTATACAATGGTTTTTCAATATAGTATCCCGGTATATTAGATACAAATTCTTCTGTTCTAATAAGCACCATTTGATATAGACCAGGTGCAGTATCAACTATATCACCGCTGTCAAGTAATAATGTGATTAGACCTTTAGCAGGACCGAGATTACATAATTTTTCTAATACGACTGTATTATTTAATACATTGATAATTCTAGCATATACTTGTTGATTACAAGCAATATCAACAGGTACTCTATCAGGGCCTAATGCTCTAAATATAATCTTATTATCGACACCCTTGTGTGCTAGTATTGGATTTTTGTTCATTGGGCCGTTATCCTTAAGTGGGCAGAATATATTATCGTAGGCCAATAGCTGTCTAACGTGATCATAAAGATATAGTTTGTGAAAAGTAATGTCCATTTATACCTGCCTTTTGTATATTTATCAAGAAGAACATCAAAAAAGTTTCATTCACTTGTAAAGAACATAAATAACTCGTATGATAAATTTTGACGAAATTAAAGAAAAATTCCCCTTTATTAGTGGATTACGATGCCAGACGCATGAATATATTGGCATTATTCAAAATTCTGATGACAAAATTATAAGCTTCTATGATTACGAATCTATTCGCACACCAGAAGAGAAAGTGATATTTCTTGAACTAGGGGAGATTTGGTGGTGGGAAAGCAATAGATTATTGCCAATCAATATCTTCTTGCAAGGGCAAATGCTACCATTTAGGTATTGCATGAAGACTGTTGTGAATAAAGATGTAGAAATTATGTTCGGTTCGTTGACGAGCCTAAATAATATAATGAAGAAGCGTATTAAGAAACGTCAGATTCAACTAATACGTAGGTTAGATTAATCTTGCGACATCTTCTCAATCAATAGATTCAGATTCACTATAATAGCCAAAGAATAGGCTATACCGTGGGCACGTTTAAATTGATAGTTT